TCACTGCGCCGGCGGCTTGCAGTTGGCGCACTCGCAGGCGGGGAACTGGTGCGTGGCCTCGGGCCGCTCGAGCGGCTTCACCTCGGCCTCCTCGCGCAGGACGCGAGCTACCCCGCCCCGATTCACCTCGTACACCTTCAGCGTCATCGCCACAGCTACTCTCCCGACCAGCTCGGTATCGATGTGCCGATCGTGCCGGTGACATCCGGACGATCCGATACACAGGCCGTATCAGGAGAGCTATCGTCCGGGCATGAGCCGTCGGGGACTCTGGACAGACGTCAGGCTGCGCGCCGCATGGGCACGCCAGGACTGGGCCGCGATCCTGCGGGAGTACCGGCGTGCCGCCGGGCTCTCCCAGCGCGAGCTCGAGCCCTTGGTCGGTATGCCGCAGCCTCATATTTCCGCTATCGAGACCGGGCGCCGGCAGGTGACGTCAGCAGACGTACGCGCCCGCATCACCGAAGGATTACGCGTGCCGCCCGAGCTGACCGGCATGACCCCCCAGCGCCCCAACACCGAATGGGCACCCCCGCTGGAACTCCGCGAGCGCATCGCACACGGTCACGCGACCGGGCGTACGGACACCCGGACCGCCGAGTGGATCGGCGAAGTCCTCGCGCAGCACCGCCGAGACGAGGACAAGGTGGGAGGCCGGGAGCTCTGGCCCACCGTCCGCTCCCAGCTCGATGCGGTCACGCTCCTGATCCCGACCGCATCCGGGGCGGTCGCGGACCGGCTGCTGCTCCTGGCCGCCGAGCACGCGCACTGGCTGTCCTGGGTGGCCGCAGAGGAGGACCAGCGCGGCGCCGCCCTGGCGTGGATCGACATGGCACACGGGTGGGCGGTCGACGGAGGGCACGCCGATATGGCGTCGTGGGTTCACCGGATCCGGGCCCGCTACTCACTGCAGGGTGGCGACCCGGTGCGGGCGCTGCGAACTGCGGAACAGGCCCGGCAGACGGTAGGGCTCTCTCCGGCAGCCGCTTCCGTGGCTACGCACCAGGCGGCGATAGCGGCTGCCGCGGTGGGCGAGCGCGTCCGCGCCCGACTTCTCGCGGACCAGGCGCACGATCTTGCTCTGCAGGTGCCCGATGAGGAGGACCGGCCGGGGTGGCTGTACTGGCTGACGCCGACCCGCGCTGCTCTCGATGTGGCGTCGACGGCGTACGCGTGCCGGGAGTGGCAGGCGGCCGCGGACGGGTTCCGCGAGGCGCTGCCTGGCCTGGGCGGGTATCCGAGGGATCAGGCGTACTACCAGGCCAAGATGGACGATGCGCTGCGACGGCTCTAGACCTGGCGGACGGTGACGATGATGCCCTCGTCCCCGTTGCCGAGGTGCGCCCGGATCGCGGCCTTCATCTCGGGGTATGACGGGCCGTAGTGCTGCGGGTATCCGTTGCCGTCGATCGAGGCGAGCTCGGGGTCGGACAGCTCGAAGCGGTCCGTGCGCTCTTCGAGGTCGGCCGGCTCGTAGTCGTCGGGCCCGACGCCAGCGGGCAGGACGCGGTAGGTGATCTCGTACGTGGTGGCCATCTGTCCGCCTCGGCAGGGTGCTGAAACCCCCCAAGGGTCGGGCCTTGGGGGGTACTTACAGAGTAGCGGCTGTGGCGGAAACGCGAGTAGGCCCCCACCGCCGAGAGGCGGTGGGGGCTCGTTCATGGGTACTGGCGGCGGGTGGGGTCCAGCCCTGCGGCGAGCGGCCCGGGCGTACCGGTCGGGTCCGGCGACGGCGTCGGCGCACCGGTCCGCCGGCAGACGAGCGCATCAGGATCGGATGGCGGGGGCTGCAGGGTGTACCCGGCCGGGCAGGTCTGACCATCACGACCAGGAGCACCGTCACGGCCGTCGGCGCCGTCGGCGCCGTCCTTCCCGTCCTGGCCCACCCCGGGCGGCCCAGCGGGACCAACGGGACCAGCGGGACCAGGCGGGCCGGGAACCGAAGAGTCGGCGCCCGGGCGCCCGGGCACACCCGGTGTACCCGCCGCACCGGACGGGCCCGGGACCGGCGTCGCCGGAGCCCCGTCCCGCCCCGCCTCTCCGGAAGGCCCCCGCTCACCCCGCGTCCCAGTCGGCCCCGGCGGACCAGGGATCGGCACAGGGACCTCAGCCCGAGCAGGCAAGTCATCGATCTGCTGAGCCGGATCCGGCGCTTGCGGCGTCCCGCCCCGCGCGGTGATCTGCGCCCGCAGCGTACGGACGTCCCCGACCAGCGTCGACACAGCATCCCCACGGCGGTCCGCCTCGGCCGCCACCCTGGCAGTGCGCTGCGCCTCGGCGTCGATCCGCAGCCACACCAGGACGATCGCGCCGGACAGCACGGCGAGCACCGCGGCGACGGCGAGCGACCGCCAGCGGCGGGCCAGGATCCCCTCAGGACGGTGACGACGGGGCACTGGGCGGTCCTCCTAGGGCGGCGATCTGACGGTCGCGGTCGGCGATCTCTGACTGGAGCTGGACGATCTGTGCCTGGAGCGCGGCCCGGTCGGCGCGCCCGGCGCGCTCGGAGGCCAGCTCGGCGTAGGCGGCGGTGAGCTCGGTACGCAGCGCGTCCCGCTCGTCCCGCAGGTTGTTGCGCTCCTCCTGAAGGTTGTCGACCAGCCCGCCGTAGCCGGTCATGAGCGCGCCCTGGTGGGTGGCCCGGGCGTTGGTGCGCTGTCCGATCAGCGCGGCCGCGGCCGCTACGAGCCCGACGACGATCGATCCGACGGCGGCGAGCGTCGCAGCGTCCACGGTGGGTGCCTCCTGGTACGGGTGTTGGTCAGAGGACCGCAGGGTGCGACGCCGGATCGGCAGACGCCGGCAGCGTGGACGCGGTGCCCCTGCGGCCCAGGCGCCCCGCAACCCAGCTCTTCGCCGAGGCGGCGAGCAGCGCGACCGGGGCCGCCCACCACACGGGGATGTCCGCGAGCTCAGTGACGGCCAGGCCGAGGGCGGCCTGTGCCCCGGTCCACGCCGATCGCTCGGCCAGGTCCAGCAGGAGTCTTTGCATGATCAATCCCTCTTCCAGTTGGGGCCCCGGAACGTTTCCGGGACGGGGCGGGGCTTGCTCTGGGCGGTCAGCCAGTCGGCGATGACGGCCCAGGCCTTCGGGTCGGCCACGCGGTGGGCAACCGACGGGTCAACGGTCAGCACTACGGACACGCGGACTCCTCAGACGTTGGGGACCATGAGCCGGTCCCAGCTGGTCTTGCCGGGAATCCCGTCGGCGGCCGCGCCGGTGTAGCCGAGCTTTCGCTGCCAGGCGGCGTACGAGTTGCGGTCCGCCGTGGACCAGGCGGGGCCCGGCCCGACCGTGTACCGGCCGCAGCCCTCGGCCACCAGGCGCTTCCCCATCGCCGTGACGATCGGGCTGCGGCGGCCGGCCTTGAAGAAGGCGGCCCCGGGGAACGGCTCGTACGCGACCGGCTTCGGCGTGGGCTTCGGCTTCACGGCCGGGGGCTTCGTCGGCTTGGTGGGCGGCTTCGGCTTCGGCTTCTCGGGCTCGGCGGGCCCGTCCGGGTCCCGGTCCAGCCGAGCACCGATCCGAGTGCGCATCGAGGCCATGGTGAACCCGCGCGGGTCGACCTTCCCCGGCTGCCACTCCAGGTGCCCGATCACCGACCGCTCCGACCAGCCGTACGCCCGGCAGACGGCGGCCGCCGCCCGCTCGATCGCGAGCAGCTGCTCGGCGGGCCAGGGGTCCTTGCCGTCGCCGAGGTTGACGGCCTCGAAGCCGAGGAAGTAGCGGTTGCCGTCGGTGTTCGCCTCGTTGTCCGGAGGCAGCGTGGCCCGCTCGGCGATGACGGCCTGGAGGACGTCGTCGTCGCCCAGGCCCGCATGGTTGGCCCGCCCGTTGGCGACCAGGTGGACGGTGCCGTCCTTGTCGATGACCCCGTGGCAGAGCGGGCCGGGGAGGGCGGAGTGCCCGTTGTAGCAGAGCTCCACCGACGACGCGCTGCCGGACGAGACGGTGTGGTGGATCATCACGCCGTGCGTCGGGCCCCACGGCCCCTTGTGGTTCCGGTTGTTCGTACGCCAGCTGCGGTGCTCGATGACGTGCAGGCCCTCGTCACGGAGGGCTCTGAGCAGCCGGTCTGCTGTGAGTGGTGTGGCCATGACGGCCTCCAGACATGACGATGCCCCGGCCGTTGGACGGTCCGGGGCGGGCGGGTGACGGGCTGGGTCAGGAGGGTTCGATCAGCTCGTAGGCGATGAAGCTGGTGTCGGTGGCGCTGGACGAGGTGATGACGAAGGACGTCGCGGCGGTGCGGGTGACGGACAGGTGGCCGAGGGTCCCGCCCGGCGACTGCCGGAAGAGGTTGATCCGGGTGTTGGCGGTGACCGAGGTGTTGGGCACGGTGACCGTCCCGGCGACGAGCTGGGTGACGCCGAGGCGGGCGGTGTTGCCGCCTTCCTTGATGGCGATGCCGCCGCCAACGCCGCCGACGTTGAGCGCCTTGGCGGTGGTCCCGTTGGCGTTCCACTGGCCGTTGGACTGGCCGGAGGAGGCGGTGAGGTACCCGCCCACGCTGAGGTTTCCGCCCACGTCGGTCGGTGGGGCGTAGTTGTTGACGGGGGCGCTGGTGGAGCCCGACCGCTCGGCGATGTTGAGGCCTCGGCGCAGGACGGTGTTGGTGCCGCCGTTGCTCCACCCGGCGTCCACGGCGTGGAGGAATCCGCCCGTGACGGACACGTACGTGGAGCCGGTGAACCTCGCCCCGTACTGGGGGCTGGAGGGTCCGCCGCCGCCGTCGTCGTTGCCGGGGTAGCAGGTGACGGAGGAGACCAGGACCGGGTTGGTGGCTGCGGAGACGGCGAGGCCTGCGTATCCGCCGCCGCCGGCGCCGCCGTTGCGTCCGTCGCGGCGGGTGGCGAGGCCGTCGATGAGGAAGGGCCCGGCCCCGGTGGAGTCGATCAGGATGCCGTTGTGGCCGTTGCGGTCGGTGGCGCAGCCGGTCATCTGCAGGGCGCCGGATCCGGCCCAGTCGCCCCAGTTCCCGGTCATCCGGTACCCGTTGGACCCGTTCCACTCGGCCCGGCACCCGATCAGCTGACTGTTCGCGCAGTTGGTCAGCACGAAGCCCTGGCCGAAGTTGCCGAGGGCCTGGCAGTCCAGCAGCGTGAGGTCGGTGTTGCCCCGGAGCCACAGGCCGTTCGCGGCGTTGCGGTTGAGCTGCACGTGGTTCAGGCGCCAGGAGTACGGGAACTGCCCGTCGCTGATCCGCGACCCGGTGGCGATGCCGTTGTTCGGCATCCGCCGGATGCAGACGTTCTGCAAGACGACGTTCTGGACGTTGCCGCGGGCGAACAGCCCGTCGATCGTCGTGCCGTCGAGCTGGCTGCCGTCGAGCATCAGGTTGGTGAGGCGCTGCTCACCGCTGATGTCGGGGTGCTCGCCGTCGGTGGCGTCTCCGATGATCTGCAGGACGGATGTGCCGGTGAACGGTGTGTGCGGCTGGATGTAGCAGGGGAACTGATCGGCGGTCATCCCCGGGCCGATCATCAAGTTGGCGTGGGAGCCGAGGAGCGTGACCCCGGGGCCCAGGTCCAGGGTCGCGGTCGTCTTGTAGACGCCGCGGGGGAGGTAAACGGTGCCGCCGGGTGCGCACGCGTCGATCGCCGCCTGGATGGAGAACGTGTCATCCCTCACCCCGTCCCCGGCGGCGCCGTACGCGGGGTCGGTGACGATGAGCCAGTCCAGGCGGGAGGTGCTGGTGCCGGTGTCGCGGGCCGCGATCCACGCGCGGCTGGTTCCGCCGGCATCCGCCCACATGCCCACGATCCCGTCGGGTCCCTGGAAGGTGGGCAGGGCCCCGTACTGGTCGGCGAAGATCGAGGTGGCGGGCTCGGCGGCCGCGGTGAGGAGGTCGGTGTGCTGGCCTCCGTCGACCGGCCCGTCCCAGAACGTCACCTCGGCGCCGGCGGCGACCATCCATATGCCGTCGGCGGGTGCCACTACGAAGTCGGCGAGGGTCTGGCCGAAGGTCTGCCGTGCCATGTCAGATCAGCTCACATTCCAGGAGGCGCCGGACGTCAGTACGCGCCGGCCGAAGGGGATGTCGGGTTTCTGGGTCAGCCACACCTGGCCGGGCTCGGTGCTGGCGGCCGAGCGGACGGTGACCCGGCCGACGGATCCGCCGGTGATGTAGCAGGTGAGGTACTGGTCCCGGACGGGATGCCGGTAGGCCGGAGGGATCAGCACGGGCAGGCGGGAGTTTGTCTCCCCCGGCAGTGCCGTGCTCAGCCGCTGGAAGGACCCGAGGCGCAGCTGGACGACACCGTTGCGGACCTCGATGACGCTGTCGGTCTCGGTCGCCCACCCGGGGACGAACGCGTTGACGTTGATCGCGCCCGGGTTGCTGTAGGTGGTGACCCATTTCGCGCCGGTCCACATCCGCAGCTCGTCGGTGTCGGTGCAGTACGCCATCTCCCCGGCCTCGGGGTGAGGGTTGAGACGGGCGGAGTGCGCCGGCCGCACGCGGGAGCCGACGTACAGCTCTGCGCGGGTCACCGTCGTGGACAGTGCCCCGGCGGGGACGGTGACCGTGGCCAGGAGGACCTCCCACACCCCGGTCGGCCCAGGGTTGCGGGTCAGGGGCGGAGCAGCGCCCCCGGCGGTGCCCTGCTTGATCACGGCGCGCACGGTCCAGGTGGATCGGTCCAGGCGCAGCACGACGCGGTCCAGGCGGGTCTGCCCGGCGCCGTTCGCTCCGATGTTCAGGACCACGGTGGTGCCCCCGGACGTCCAGGCGTGCCCGCGTACGGCGGCGCTGACGTTGGCCCGGACGTTGACGGTCAGGCCGGTTCCGGCGGTGACCACCGCAGGGTCGTCCGGTGTGCCGTAGATGCCGTCATCGGAGTCCCGTGCGGCCATCTGCTCGTACTCGCTGTCAGTGACCGCCCTGTTGTTGTGGGCCGGGCTCGGCCAGGAATCCTGCGCCACGCTCCGGTCACCTCCCTCGTGATTCGATCTGCCCCAGCCGGTAGGCCAGCTGGCGCACGGTGCCGACCAGCGATGCGCTGGTGGTGGAGTCGGAGTTGCCGATGGTCGCGGTGACCTTCTCGCCGGTGTCGGCGTCCTCCGCGGTCAGCTGGATGGCGCGGACGACGTCGTTGACGGTGAGCCCGGTGGGCAGGACGACCGCGACCTTGTCGCCGAGCTGGTAGTCCCGGCCGGCCTTCAGGTCCTCGGTGTCGACCGTCTCGGTCGTCAGGGAGGCCTGGGGGTTGTCGTTGCCCAGGGCGAGGAGACCGTCCTGCGTGAGCTCCCCGTCCGCATTGGTCTTGCCGTTGGACTGGACGAGCTTCTCCACCCGGTACCACTGGGCGTGGGCGCCGGAGGTGACCTCGGTGTACGCCCGGGCGTTGGGCGGCTCCCCGGATCCGACCTGCTGGGCGGGGTCGTTGCCGCCCATGACGAGCTCCGACGTGCCGAGCGGCGCGGACAGCGTGAAGTTGACCTTCCGCAGGTTGCCCATGCCGGCGGAGAACCGGGCCACGCTGGTCAGGTCGCGGGGCTGGTAGACCCCGAACCGGATCTGCATGCCGACCTGGCGGGTGCGGAAGCCGAGGTTGTCGGGGACGGCGACGGTGCGGCAGGCGTCCAGGAGCGGCTCCGCGCGGGTGGACAGGGTCCGGGTGGTGCCGACCCCCGCCACGGTGTCGAGGACGAGCTGAGGGATACGCCGGGAGACGATCGCCCCGGGCCCGCAGTTCTCATTGACCAGGGTCCGCATGATCACCTCGCCGGAGGCGGTGAGCTTGCGGACCATGTCCACGGTGGTCGTCTGCGTAGCCCAGCTCTTCGCGGGCTCGGGGTAGGTGAGGTATCCCGCGATCAGCGCCATGTCGTCGCTGAAGTTGACGGTGACCGTGCCCGGGTCGGCGTTGGACTCGAGGTCCCACGAATAGTCCTGGGGGACCTCCAGCGGCCCGGCCATCCATATCTCCCGGTCCCGCACGACGGCGAGCCGGTTGCCGGGCTGCAGCTGCGCCATCACATGCGGGTACGCCGTCAGCGTCACCACCCCGCTGCCCGGCTCCCGCAGCCGCTGCTCCACCGACAGGCCCCGCCACCCGGTGAGCGGGTCGCCCTGCACGACCAGGTGCCGGTCGGTGATCCACAGATCGATCGCCACCTGCCCCCCTCTCTCTGTCAGGCGGTCTCGTACCGGGGGTGGAAGGCGAGGTCGACGGCCGAGCCGGGGCCGGACCCGTCCAGCTGGAAGACGATGTCGTTCTCGCCGGGCTCCAGGCCCCAGAGCACCGCCGAAGGCCAGTCCAGTGCGGCCACCCAGTTCGTGCCGTCCGGGCCACGGACCTGCGGCGGGTCGGTCCGGATGGTGACCGTCTCACCGGAGGCCAGATCGCCGTGCCCGGTCGCGGACGGCGTCAACGCGAAGGACTCGCCCGTGCTCTCGTTGGTGAACGTGATCAGGGAGGCGGGGCCGCTGACGGTCCAGGTCGGCCACACCACCGCGTCCCCGGGGTTGTCCACCGTCGTGGCGCCGAGGACCTGGGAGGAGGACACCGTCGGGAACGGGACGAGGAAGTCGCCCTGCTCGCCCATGCCCCGGTGCACGGTGACCTCGGCCGCGTCCTCCCAGTACGGGTCCTCACACCACAGGGCCAGAGCCGCGGCGTCCGACACGAGGCCGCTGCCCCGCTTTCCCCGCCCGTCGAACCCCTCCCGGTAGTACACCCGCACCGACCGGCGGGTGCCGTCCGGGCGGGCGATCGTCAGCACCCCCGGCGTCCGCCGCCCGTCCGGCCCCCGGCGCAGCGTCCGCGTGAAGGCAGTCGCCAACTGCCGCCACCGCTCGGTGAACTGCATGTGGTCATCGCCCCACACGTACAGGGGCCAGACGATGGTGCGTGGCTGCGGCTGTGCGTGCCGCAGCCGGGCCCCGCCGCGCGGCTGGGCGTCCGTGGTGAGGGCGTACGTAGCGGCGCCGAGCCCGGACACCCCCTCGCCGAGCGTGAACCACCCGAACGACGGCTCGGACAGCGGCCACACCGTCCCGGTGGGGTCGGTGTAGGAGGCGATGGCCTCGCCGATGCCGGGCAGGGGAACCGGTGTGCCCGGTCCCCCTGGTCCGCCCGGGTCGGGCGGGGCGATGGGTGCTGTGATCAGCGGCATCTACTTCCCCCTCCCCACCCGGGCCAGAGCATCCCGGCGGCGCTGCAGGACATCGAGGTCGGAGACGCTCATGTCCAGCGTGCGCGGATAGAAGTTGTACGTGTCGCCCTCTTGAGCGGCCGCCTGCCCGCGCGGGGCGACGGTGGTGTGGGTGCGCGGCGCGGTCGGTGCCTGGGAGCCGAGCGGCCGGGCCATACGCCCGACCTTGGCCGCACCGACCCCGGAGGCGAGACGCATCGACGTGTCGTGGTCGATGACCTGCCCGCCGCCGCCGAACTGGTAGAGCTCCGGCCCGCGCTCGCCGACCCACGCCAGCTCGCCCGGCCGGGGCCGGCCACCGTCCGCGTAGCCCTTCACCTTGAGGCCGTAGCGGTGGGTGAACATGGCGGCCTTGGCGCTCCGGGCGCGGCTGCCGACGATCACGCCGTCCCCGCCCCGGGACTCCACGTTGACCCCGTTGAGGGTGCCCGCAGTGTGGCCCACACCGGAGTTGGTGATCCCGACCTCGAACGGGCTCTTCGCGTTGAGGACCCAGCCGGGCGGTGCGGTGGCCCCGGAGAAAGCTCCGGTGGCCCAGCGGCGGTGCGGGGACTGGCCGCGGATGACGGACTCGATCGCCGACATGAACCCGCTGCAGTCCCACGACGGGTTCCCGTTGCCACCCCACTGGTACGGCAGGCCGTTCTGCGTACGGGCCCAGGAGAGCGCCGACTTGTAGCCCTTCCCTCCGACGCCGGCCTTCTCCAGCTCGGTGTCGGCCTTGCCCGAGTAGCCGATGATCTCCTTGATCATCCGCTTCGGGATGCCGCTGATCATGTCCCGGTACAGCGAGGCCGATCCGCTGATCTTGTTGATCAGTGGCTTCACGACGGAGTTGAGCCCGGCGACCGCGCTCGCCTTGATGCCGTCCTTCAGCCACCCGACCCCGGACTTGGCGAGGTCGATGCCCTTGGACGCGGCGCCCTTCACCCAGCCGAAAATCCCGCCCTTGGCGAACCCCTCACCCTGGAACGGGCGCAGCGAACGGCCGTGCATCGCGGCGGAGTTGACGGCCAGGAGGCGACGGCGCTCGTACGGGTCGCGCATCGCCTCGGACACCGCGATGCCCTCGCCCTGGCGGAGCGGGACGAGCTGGTCGTCCCCCTGCCGGTAGGACGACTGCCCGGCCAGGATGCCGCCCTTCGCGAAGCCCTTGAAGGGCTTCAGCGTGGGCGCCCCGAAGACGTCGGCGACCTCGTTCCAGACGCCTCGGATGCCCTTGTTGTAGACGGTGTCGATCACGAACTCGACGGGTGCCTTGGCCTTCTGCTTCAGCGACTCGAAGGCCTCGCCGACGATCTTGGCCCCGGCGGTGAAGGCGGTACCGAGGGCCTTGGCGAGGCTGCGGGCCTTGTCGATGGGGGGCTTGATGCCGTGGGTGTAGAGCCACGACGCACCGGCCCCGATGGACCGGAAGGCGGGCTGCAGGGCCTCCTTCCACAGCCACGTGCCCGCGGCGCCGACCGCGCGGATGCCGGTCATGATGTGCCCGGCCTGGGTCTTCACCCCGGACCACAGCCACACCGCCCCGCCCACGATCCACGTGAACGCGGGCTTCAAGGCGCTGGTCCACAGCCAGCGTCCGACGGCGCCGACGGTGCGGATGCCGGTCATGATGTTCTGCAGCTGCGGCCGGATCGCGCTCTGCCACAGCCAGACGGCCCCGGACCCGATGGCCCGGAAAGCGGGGCCGAGGGCGACGTCCCACAGCCAGGACCCGACCGCGCCGAGCGCCCGAATCGCGATGACGGTGGGCATGACGAAGACGACGCCGATGAGCGTGGCGAGGATCCGTGCCCCGGTGTCGATCGCGCGGAAGGCGGGGGCGAGCGCGTTGTCCCACAGCCACATCGCCGCCGTGCCGACCGCGCGCAGCCCGGTCATGAACCCCTGGAATCCGGGCTTGAGGCCCTGGTTCCAGACGATGTCCCAACCGGCCTTGATCCCGGCCCACGCCGCCTGCACGCCGGTGCGGAACCAGCCGACCTTGTGGTACGCCACGACCGCCGCAGCGGCCAGGGCCAGCACACCGATCACGATCAGTGTGATCGGGTTGAGCGCCATGACGGCGTTGAAGCCGATCTGGACCAGGGTCCAGGCGCGGGTGACGGCGGCCGCCGTCCGGATCGCGATGGAGTAGAGGCCGATCACCCCCATGGTGATGCCGGTCGCGATGGACGACGCGGTCATGGCGAGGGTGACCCCTCCGACCGCGATGGCCAGCGGCGCGAACCAGACGCCGTACTCCTTGACCCAGCCGACCCCGGCCATGAATCCGGCGCTGACCGCCTTGATGGTAGGCACGGCCTCCCGGTCGATGAAGCCGATGAAGTCCTCCAGGCGCGGCAGGACGTACTTCGCGGTGACGTCGCCCAGGAGCATCAGCCCGCGCCGCTTGAAGGCCTCGAACTTCGCGCCGGCGTTGTTGCGCAGGTCGTCCCCGGCCCGCTTCGCCGCACCCCCGACCTTGCCGAGGTCACCGACTGCCTTGGACGGGTCCAGGGCGAACAGCGCTTCGCCGAGGTCTTCCGCCTTGGTGCCGAAGAGCCCGACAGCGGCCGCGTTGCGGTCGACGGGGTCCTTCATTCCGCGGAGCTTGTCCAGGACGGTCTGCAGCCCCTTGGCCGCACCGGCGCCGCCCGCGGCGAACATCGCGGTGGAGTCCTTGGCCGACATGCCGAGGAGCTCGAACGCCTCGGCGGAGGCCTTGGACCCGTCCGTCGTGCGGATCTGGAATTCCTTCAGCGCGTCGGCGACGGTGTCGGTGTCGCGCGCGCCGGCCTGCATGCCCTGGGAGAACAGGCCCAGGGACACTTTCGCGTCCAGGCCCAGGGCCCGGAAGATCGTGCTGTATTCGTTCATGGTGTCGGCGAGGTCATCCGCCCGGGGCCCCATGGTCTGGAACCCGCGGGTCAGGATGTCGAACGCCTCGGTCGCGTTCTTCGCGAGCCCGGTCTTCACCATCTGGCCGGCGGCGTTCGCACCCTGCGCCAGGTCGACCTCGAACAACGTCGCGAGGTCCTGCGCCTTCGTCGCGATCGCGGCCAGCTGCTTCGTGGTCGCCTTCTCCGGGGCGAGTCCCGAAGCCATGATGGCCTTGACGGCGGCCGCGCCCTCTTCGATCGTCTCGGTGACCGTGCCCGCGAAAAGTTTCCCGGCCGCCGCGCCGGCCTTCTTCGCGTCGGCGGCGGACAGGTCCAGCTGGGCTTTCAGCATGCCCGTCGCCTTTTGTTTGGCGACGGACTCTTCGAGGCCCTTGACGAGGAGGCCACCGGCGGCCACCCCGACCAGTGCCGCCCCGGCGAGGACCTTGCCCTTCATGCCGGTCATGAGGCCTTCGCCGCCCTGGGCGCCCGCACGTGCGGACGCCTGGGCGACGGGCTCCTCGAGGTTGCGGCGCAGTTCGCGCCGGAACTGGGACATGGACGGCATGACGTCCAGCCACACGGAAGCAGCGCGGGGCATGGTCACCCCTTTTCTGCGTGCTGGGGGGTCGCCAGCGCGACGATCCCCAGGTATGCGTTACGGGCCTCGGTGGCCTCGCGGCGGGCCTTCTTCTGCCGCTTCTTCTTCGCGCCCGGCTTCTCCGGCCGCCACACCGGCTCCGGGGGCGGCTGCACCGGGGCGTCCTCCGCCTTGTTGGCGTTGCGGAAGTCGGTCACCAGGTAGGCGAGGAGATCCCGCAGGTCGGCGGTCAGGAAGTCGCGGTGTTCCCAGTGGTGGCCGCTGAGTCTGCGGGCCAGGGCTCCGTTGGGTGGCAGACCCTCCACCATCACGCGGAGTTTCCGCAGCGTGATCTCCCCCTGCCAGAACTCCTTGATGGGGTCGCGGGGGGCGTAGTGGTGGAGGAGGTCTGCCTCGACGGCCTCGGGGTAGCGCCCGAGGACGTCGACTACCGTGTAGGGCGCTTACGGATCTGCCCCTGGGAGTCCTGCTGGACGGCCATGAAGAGCAGGCCCAGGTCGTTGTCGCTGTTCCCGGCGGCCTTGTACTTCTCGTACTGCTCGTCGCCCAGGAGCGCGCGGCCCTTCTCGGCGGCGTTCTCCGCCGCGTCGACCTTGGTGGCCCACTCCTCCTCGGCGAACACCGGGTGGGGGAAGGTGTAGGTGCCGCCCTCGGCGTCGAACTCGACCTCTTCGCCGCCGACGGCTTCGGCGAACTGGGCGTGGACGTCGGCGAGGTTGTAGCGCTTGCGGTTGACCTTGGGTGCCATGGTGCTCTCTCGTTTCTGGGTGGCCGGTGGGTGAGCCGGTGGTGGCACCGCGGCGGCAGGGCTCACCCTGGGCCGCCGCCGCGGTGCCGGTGTGCGGGGGGTGGGCGGCATCAGCCGCCGCCGCCCTCTTCTTCCTCGGGGGCGTAGTCACGCCATCCGGGGCCGTCGATCCACGTGATCGCGTCGGTTCCGGCGACGTCGTCCACGTAGGCCTGGTAGGTGACACCGCGGGCGATCTCGCCCGTGCGGGTCCACTGCTCGTCCTCCCTCCCCGTGCGCAGCGCGGAGGGGAAGTGCCGGACGATGTAAATCTCGCGCCCGGTGTCCTTGTTGAGGTCCTGGGCGATGAACACGAGCCGCCTGTACCTGGTGGGCGGCGTCTTGGGCCGGGACCAGGTCCACGTCGCCGTCCCGAGGTCCGGCAGCGCCCCTTCCCCGGACAGCGGCAGGTTGTCGTACAGGGCGACCGCCGCGGCGTTCGTCTCCTGCGGGACCCATTGGGCGGTCATGGTGTCCGACTCGACGTCGGAGCGGGTCGGAGAGGCGGACTGCCCCGACGCGACATCGGAGGTCGACAGGTCACCGGAGAAGGTCACGCCGTCGGTGGTGGTGTAGCCCACGGTCACATACCCGGCGGGGAGCGCCTGAAGGATGCCCGTGTTGTCGAACGGGGTGGTCACCCTGGCCACGGTCGGATCGGCGGCGAAGATCGCGTACCTGAGTGCTTTGCGGATGAGCCCCTGGCGGAGTTCCGCGATGTCGTTGAAGTCGGCGGCGGGCATTCCGCCACCCCCTTTCTGATGGGTGGGTGCGCGGGTCAGGCGGGCGCCTGGGCGCGGCTGGTGAGCGCGTAGGTGGCGACCGCCCGGCGGATCGCGGGGCTGCCGTAGGGGACCGGGGCCGGGCGTGAGGTGGTGTCGACGGTGTCGATGACGACGCGGGCGCCCGGTACGTGGGTGCCGGAGGCGGCCAGGAGCGCTGCCCGCACGTCGCGGGCCAGGTCCCACATGCCGGTCCGGGTGGAGTGGAAGGTGTCGATGTCGACCAGGGCGGTGTCGGTGACCTGGTCGTCACCGCCGCCGGGGGCGATCTGCACCTGGACCAGGGGCAGTTTCTTCTCCAGGTCGGCGGGCAGCTCGTTGACGACCCGTGTGCCCGGGGGCAGGGCGGCCCTGATGATGAGGGCGGCTGCCTGCTCGATGTCACCCCAGGTGAGAGGTTCGCTCATTGGGGGACGTCTCCGCGGTGCGGGAGGACGGTCTGCGGGGTGACCCCGGCGGCCCGGCCCAGGACCCGGCGGCGGGCGGTGTTCGTGGAGCCCCACTCGTGGGCTTCGGCGTCCTCACGGGTCGCCTCGACCTTCGCGGTGGGCCGGCCGGAGGGCCGGATCTCCTCCGAGACCCGGATCTCGGCGGCGAACCCGTCATCGATCTCGGAGGAGGCGATCGCCTTCGCGCGATCGGCGATCTCCTCGGCCTTGGCCTTCAGGGCGGCGCGGACCTGGGGGGAGCGCATGATCTCGGTGAGCCCGCGCTCATCGAAGCGGATACGGGGTCTGCTCATCCGGTGTACTCCTTCAGGATCGCCGTCGTGTGCGTGAGGAACGCGGACACCGACCGGGCCACGGACGGCTTCCCGTCGACCTCGTACTTCGTTCCGTCGGCCTCGATGAGGTCGGTGTGGGCCAGGCCCATGCCGGGCGGGCCGAAGAACTGCCAACGCGAGACGGTCCGGTCGGCGGCCGCGGTCAGGTACTCCACCGAGTCCAGCGGCTGCACCGAGCAGTGCTCCACCTCGACCGGGTCCGCCTCGATCCAGGCCTCGTTTCCGCGGTCGTCCTCCCCGTAGTGGCGGGCGATGTGCTTCACCGTCTGGTCCATCAGGACGGAGCGGCCGAACATCAGCGCCCCCACCGTGCGATGGGGGTCTGGTCCCGGTAGCGGGCCAGCTTGTCCTTCTCGACCTCGGCCAGCGACATGGCCAGCGTCTCCGTCGCGAACGTCACCGACCGCTGCCCGGTGGACTCCTGACGCAGGGACAGCGGGTTCACACAGCCGCGCGAGGCGACGTCCAGGGTGAGGCCCAGGACGTCGTCAGGGACGGTGAGGTACCCGTGCGTCAGGGTGACCACCGCCCGCCGCCGCACATCGCGGGGCGGGGAGGTCACCCACAGCTCATCCCCCTCACGCCACCATCCGGAGGCCGGCAGCGTCTGCCCGGCGACCGTCACCGAGGCGACGGAGACGACCGGGCGCGGCAGGCGCACCTGGCCGTCCACGATCCGCAGCGCCACGGTGTCGGTGCGGCGGGTGAACGTGGTGCCGGCCGCCAGGCGGACCAGGGAGGACGCCACCCGCAGCGCCAGACCGCAGGTCTCGGCGGGGGCGCTGCCGGGCGGGACCTGCAGCCAGTCCTCCAGCTGCTCGACGGTGGCCAGCGGCGGCAGCGCCGACACCGTCAGCCCTCCTTGACCGAGGACTCGCCGGTCTCCAGGTTCCGCTCGACGGTCACCTCGGTGCCGTCCGGACGCAGCGCACTGTAGGTCTCGACACGGTCCTTGCCCTTGCGGGCCGCGGCCGTCTTCTTCGGGACGGGCACGACCGCGTTGACGGTGCCGTGCCCGGCCTGCGCGGCCGCCCCCTTGTCGGGGGTGGCCGACGTCGCCTGCTCGTCCGGGTCGGTGGTGTCCGCCGGCCCGTCCCCGGGGGCGGTGGTGGACGGGGCGTCCACGTGGGGGTCCAGCCGGGTCTCTTCCGGCGGGGTGCTGCTCTTGCTCGTAGCCATGGGGCTGGTTTCCTTCCAGGACTCAGGTGTTGAGGACGCCGCGGATACGGGCGGCCGCCTTGCCGCCGAAGACGGCGAGCCCGGTGTAGAACTCGATGCGGGTACGGAGCGCCGGCTTCTCCTGCAGCTCGCCGAGGTCCTTGACCTGGACGCCCCCGTTGGTGAGGCCGGTGACGGCGCGGTCGCCCTCGTCCTGGCCGAACCTCACGACGTAGATGGAGGAGGTGATCCCGCTCGCGCTGCCCTGGGTCTCCGTCTGCGGCAGGATGTCCACGCCGGCGGCGGTCTGCCCCGGGTCCAGCATCGGGATCCCGTTGTACGTCTGGACCATCTTCTGAGTGAGGGTCTCGCGGATCATCTCCACCCCGCCCAGGCGCCGTGCGGAGGACTTCACGCGGGCGATCGCGGCGCTGTTGGCGTAGATCGCCCCGTTGGACCCGTTGATGCCCGGGACCCTCGCGATGGCGGCGTCCAGGACGTCGAAGAAGTCGTGGCCACCGGCCACCGGCCCTATGCCGTTCGTCGCGGCGTCGATGACCTGCGCGCCGATGAGCCGCTTCTTCAGCCCGTCGAAGGACTTGGCGTCCACGGCCACGTCGCCGTTGAAGAACGTGTCCTGGAACTTGTAGCCGGCCGCCTTGACCTTCATGCGGGTCTGGGTCGCGCGCTGGTCGTTGAGGTTGCCCCGCGTCTTCACGATGAAGTTGTCGACGTCCGCGTCGCCACCGAGGATCACCAGCGACTCGGACTTCGGGTTCACCGTGCCGGTCGACTCGGTGTAGGCCTCGTTCACGGCTCGGAACGCGACACCCGGAAGGGTCGCCTCCTCGTTGTAGCCGTAGGCGTTGCCCTCGATCGTCATGAACGGGATGCGGTCCAGGATGCTGGACTCCTGCACGAACGTCTCGATGACGCCCCTCTGCAGGCTGGTCGTGGACAGCTTCGCTGCCTCGACAAGGGTGACGGCCACGACGGGCCCCCTTCCGGTAGGCGGCCCGCCAGGCGGGCCGGATTACTTGGTCTTGGACTCGGTGGCGTAGGCGTGCCGCAGACGGCCCAGGCCCGGCTCGACATCGGCCGGTGCACTCTCGTGACCGCCGCCGCCGACGTCGCCCCACGGCTGCTTGCCGGCCAGGTACGGGCGCTCCTTGAGGAGCTCCTCGATCGCCTTCTTGATCTGCTTGGCGTCGGGCTCCCCGTCGTCACCGACCTTGATCTTCGACAGGTCGATGTACCGGGGGGCGTCGGCCGGGTCGGCGAGCTTCCCGGCGGCCGCCGCCTTCACCTCGGCCCGGACGATCCGGGCGTTCGATTCGGCGGTGAGCTCCTCGCGGAGCTCCTTCTTCAGGGCCTCGGCGTCCACGGGCTTCGCGCCCTCGTCGCCGGTCCCGTCGCCGCCCTCTCCCGGCTTCGCGCCGGTGTCCTTCGGCTTCCGGGTGAGCTTGGCTTCCAGCTCCTTGACGCGGTTCTCGGCCTTCGTGCGGGCATCGCGCTCCGCCTGCAGGGCCTTCTTCCCCGCGTCGCCCAGCTTGTCCTCGTCCCCGCCGCCGTCACCGTTGCCGGAGCCGCCCCCGTCACCGCCGTCGCCGCCGGATCCGGAGCCGCCTCCGTCCCCTCCGTCGGCGTACAGGAACGGGGAGAAAGGGCCGTGGCCGTAGGGGTGCGCCCAGCCGCCACCGGCCGCGCGCAGGGTGTTCTTCCGGGTGTGGAGCATCGCGCTCCTCCTCGTGTGTGTGGGTGTCCGCGCGGCATCGCACCGCGCGCCCGCCCGGGCATCGCGCCCGGGAAGTCAGTAGATGTAGCCGTGCTTCTTCAGCAGCCTGAGCTGGTGCTCGCGGTCGTCGGCCAGGCGGAGGATCTCCTCCGGCATGAGCCGGGGAGCGCGGGCGCCGCGCAGGCGCACTGTCTGCTGGCGGCCGGTGGCGGTGCGGCGGGTGAACTCGGAGACGACCCTCACGTCCCCACCGTTGCGCGGTGCGATCTTCGCGTCCGGGTTGCCGGTGATGAGCCGGGCTCCGGCCAGGCCTCGGCGGGTGATGCCCTCCTTGGTGGCCTGCACCGTGCGCCCGTGGACGGTCATGGTCTCCATGCCCCGGCGGGCGTTGACGACCTGGAACAGGTCCGCGCCCTTGTCGAGCGCGTCGACCGCGGCCGCACCGAGGCGCTTGCGCTGCTCCTCCGGGGACATCTGGGCGACCAGGTCCTTCGGGCTGGGGACGTCGTCCCACCGCTCGATGTCGATGGGGTCCATCCCGCAGTCGCACTTCGGGTGCCGCTGGAAACCGGTGGAGTAGGAGTACTGGCGTCCGGCGAGGATGATGCACCGGCCGCACGCCGGGAGCTTGACGACACGCACGTAGGCGATGCACCGGCGGTGCGTGGTCATCGACACCATCGTGGCCGAGCGGGACGCGTCGGTGATCTGCGTCGACACCATGCGGGCCATCTGGTTCATGCCTGCCAGGGCCGCCGCCTCCTGGCTCATCCCGGCCGCGTAGGCGGTGTACGTGGTGATCGCCGGGGTGTACAGCAGCGTTGCCAGCGGGCGCCCGTCCGAGGCGATCCCGGCGAACGCCTCGGGGGCCAAAGCGGCCAGCGCGGGGGCGGCCGCGTTACGGGCGGCCATCGCCATCATCACGAACTGCTGGGCGCCCTGCGCGGCGGTGAGCTGCCCGGCGATGACGGCCTGGAGGATCGCCGCGCCCTGGTCGCCCTGGAGGGAGGCGAGGATGTTCGCCGGGTCCAGGCCCGACCAGATCGCCCGGACCTGTGCGACGACCGCCTGGGAGAGGGACTGGACCTGGGTGTAGCGGGAGTCCGCCGCGTCGCTCACGCCGCTTCCTCCTCGTCCTCCGGGCCCTCGCCCTCGTCGGTGCCGTCCTTGGGTCCGAACGCGGACAGGGCGGCCGAGGCGGCCTCGGCGGCGGCCTGCGCCTGCGCGTCCCGCATCCGGATCCACTCCGTGACCTGCTCCTCGGTGACGCCGGGGATCATCCGCCACAGGGCCTCGTCCGGTACGCCGATCGCCCTGTACTTCGTCAGGGCGTCCGCGTACTGGGCGACCGACCGGTACTGGGGGTCGCGCCACACGGTGCGGCCCATCGACAGGGACACTGCCCGGGCGGGCTGACCGGCGGCCAGGGCCTCCAGGCGCATGACCTCCAAGAGGTCCTCACCGAAGTACGTCTGCTTGTCCGAGGCCTTCGCGACCAGCCCGGACTCGGCGGCCTCCAGGGCGTCGGCGGCGATGTTCGCCATCTCGCCCAGCAGGTACTGCGGAGGCGTGCGGGTCTGGGCGGCGATGTGCCGCACCGCCTGGGAGATCACCTCCAGGTACGCCTTCAGGTCCGCGGCGGTGAACTGCCCGATCTGGGCGCCGTTCTTCGACAGCCACAGAAGACGGTCCTTGGAGTACCGCCCGAGGGGGATGTCCTCGACGTCGATGATGTCGCCGGTGTCGGGGTCGGTGATGTCCCGGGTGGGCTTGTCCATCCCCATCACGACGCGCTGCGGCAGGGCGGCGAAGTCGGCGGCCGTGAACAGGTGCGCCCACAGGGTGTTGATGCCGTCCTGCAGAGGGGCGACCGCGTCCAGTTCGGACTCCGGGTCGCCGTGCAGCCGTGAGCGGTTCGCGATCTCCACCAGGGGGATCTCGTTGCCCATCGGGTTCACGAAGTCGACCTGCTCGGAGCGGCGCAGCCCGACCGTACGGGGCCCCCACTCCCCGGCGTTCAGCGTCCGCTGCCGGCGGTAGACCATCGGCGGCCGCCCACCGTAGGCGCGGGTGAACAGCGTTGCGAACTCGTAGCTGCCGTCCGACCAGATCCGCAGCCCGGAGCGGCGCAGGTTCCGGGTGCCGGGCGCGTAGTCCACCACCGCTTCCCCGGCCGGGATGAACGTGATGTCGGACTGCTCGCCGGACGGGTTCCAGACCAGGGCGTGGGAGCGGGCGACGACCAGGGCGTCCAGGATCGCGAGGTTCACGTCCACCCGGGCGCGCGTGCGCTTCCACGCGCGCATCGCCTCGGTGTCGGTGGTCCCGTCCTCCCCCTCGAACGCCGTGACCTCCAGGCGCTCGCGCAGGGTGTCGGGGACCGTCTTGCACCAGTTGTCGGAGAACCCCTCGAACAGGCCACCGGCCTGCTCGGAGAACTCGGGCGATGCGAACTTCAGCGGCCTGTCACCGCCATAGAGGCTGTTGCGCTCATCGACGCCCGCCTTGCGGGCGTCGATCCGCGTCTTCAGCTTCCGGATCTTCTCCTCGGGCGCGTCATCGTCGGTGAGCACCCTGCCGGTGTCCAGCAGCATGGCCGCCACCTCCTTACGCGCTGAGCGCCTCGTCCCGGACCGCCTTGCGGCGCAGGTAGCCGTCGACCGCACCGACCAGGGCGTGCACCCCGTCGATACGAGCCGAGCTCTTGTCCCGGTCGGGCTTGACCGGGCGGATGTTGTCGTTGCCGTCGCGGATGATCTCCACGCAGTCCGCGTTCCAGCGGAGCACCGGGTGATCGGCGTGCAGGAGGGCCTTCTCCATCAGGAGCCGCTCGAGCTCCTTGGCGGCCGGGCTCATGCCCAGGTAGGTCTGCGCGATCGGCACGACTTCCCCGATGCGCTGGTTGCCTTCCAGGCGCTGGATGGAGCCGCCGGTGAACATCCGGTCGTAGCTGATCCGCTTGATCCGCAGGCGCCGGGAGTCCGCCATGATCTGTGTCTCGATCGCCGCGTAGTCGATCGCGTCGCCCTCGGTCAGCGTCAGGAACCCGTCCCGCGCCCAATCGGTGAGCGGAACCTGCAGCTGGTGCTCCAGCTCCTCGACCCGGCCCTCGGGCACCCAGAAGCGGGGCACGATCTCCAGCTCGATGCCCGGGCGGCGGGACTTCACGACGACGACCCACGCCGACAGGTCGGAGACCGCGGAGAGGTCCAGGCCACCCCACGCGTCCTGGAACTTCAGCGCCCGGTCCGGCGACAGAGCGTCCCTGCCCTGGTCCCACAGGGGCATCGGGAGCCACTTCGTCTTCATCGACATGCGCCGGTTGAGGTACAGCCGGCAGAACCCAGGGAACGCGCTGGGGGTGGTCTGCGCCTTGGCGGCCGCGTCCCGAATGCTCTTGATGGACGGGAACCCGTACCGCAGGCCCGGGTTGGCCTTGTGCCACGTCTCCTCGGCGAACGGGTCGTCCTCGTCGGCGGCCGCCCAGATAACGCCGTAGTGCGACGGAAAGGTGATCACGTTCGCGGCGATCCGCTTGGTGAAGAGGTGCTTCTCCGCGTAGATCGTGAACTCGGACCCGTCGTCCGCGGTCGTGATGAACACGATCAGCGGCTGGTCCCGTGCGCCCGTCCCGGTCTCGATCGCCTCGATCAGGTCGCGGGACTTGTGGACGTGGACCTCGTCCACCACACCGCCGTGGACGTTCAGTCCGTGCGCGGCCTCGGCGATCCGGGACAGCGCGCGCAGGATCCCGCCGTTGCGCCGGCCGACCAGGACGGCGGCCTTCGCGTCGACGGCCTGGCGGCCCGCCCTCGAGGAGAGCGCCATCTGCTTGGCGTCGTTGAAGACGCGGGAGGCCTGCTCGCGGTCGATGCCCGCGGTGTAGACCTCGGGGCCGTACTCCCGGTCGGCCAGGAGCAGCGTGAGCGAGATCCCCGAGGACAGCGTCGACTTGCCGTTCTTGCGGGGGACCTCGACCCACGCGGTCCGGATGACCCGGACGTCGCGCTGCAGCTCCTCGTCGTAGAACAGCCACCCGAAAATCGGGGCGATCACCCAGACGAGCTGCCACGGGGCGAGCAGCAGCGGAGTGCCGCCCCACCTCCCCTTGGTGTGCTTGAACGACTCGATCGCCCGCTTGGCCCGGGACGCGGCCGCGACCGAGAACCAGGCGCCCTCCTGCCGGTCGGCGTGGAAGGCCACGGTCAACGGCCGGGACTCCAGGGCCTCCTCGATCTGCTCCTCGGTGAGCCCCAGCTCGAGGAGCGCGGCGCGCGGCACCGGCAGGCCGGCGGACATGTCCTCAAGGGAGAGCCGCTCAGTCGAAGACGTCTCCGTCGTCGTCACCGTGCCCGCCTTCCGGCGGCGGGATCCGGCCGCGAGCCGACGGCGACAGACCCAGTTCGCCGATGTACGCCTTGAGTTGAGTGCGGTACTGGGAGGCCACCGTGGTCAGAGGGTTCCGGCACGGGCCGCGCTGCCCCATCGTGATGAGCCCCTCCACCGACAGCCGGTACTCGATCCATTCGAGCCGGGCCACGCACACGCAGTAGTCCACGATCACCGACCGGTCGACCGCGCCGAGGCCCGTGCCGATCACGAGCTGCGGCACGACGCGCGACCACTCACGCGCGGCCGCCGTACGGCCGGCCTCGGCCGACTCCGCCGCGAGCTTCAGCCGCATCCACGCGGCGACCTCGTCCTTGTACTCGCGCAGCTGCTCCTCGTCCGCCCCGCGCGGCGCCCGCGGCTTCCGGCCCGGCTTGATGTCGGGGAAGAACGCTGTCCAGGGCGGCTCGATGAGCTCGGACGGCGGGAGCTTCGCGCCTTCCTTCACCGGCCGGTGACCGGGGTTGCCCTCCCGCACGACCTGCAGCGGAGGCTTCGGCCTACGCCCGGGGACGGTCACGGCCCACCACCCCCTCCCGCACGGATCGCCCTACATGTCCCCTTTGGGGTCGCTGATCAGAACCCTCTGATTCGCGGCCACACGAGCCGCCCTCCCCGGCGGGCGGTCGCGGGGCCCGGGGGGAGTCACCCCCCAGGGGGCGGGGGCGGCGTCGGCCAGTGCTGGCGCGCCAGGTCGTTGGACAGCTCGTAGGCGGAGCCCTTCGGCGCGCCCTGGGAGCCGTACAGGACGGCCTGAACGGCCTGCTGGAAGGCCTTGGCGGCCTCCACCGCGTTGGTCGTGGCCTCCTCGAGGCGCCTGCGTGCCTCCCGCATGGCCTCGATCTGCTCGTCGGTCGCTCGGTGCTCACTCATCGGGCGTTCCATCCTCCTGGCTGGTGCTTGGCCGTCTCGCTGCTGTGACAGGGCACGCACAGCGGACGCAGGTGCTTGTCCGCATCCGGATCGGGGTCGCCTCGCCTCACCAACTCCTTGCGTGACAAGGGGTGATGGTCTGCTGCTCGTGCTGGCTGTCCGCAGAGCAGACACCAGGGATGCGTGTAGAGGTAGGCGGCTCTGCGTCTGGCCCACTGTGTGTCGTAGCCACGCTCAGCACTGCTGCCCCTGAGGGCCTCGGCCTGGGCGGTATGGGTGGGGCACCGCCCCTGGGTGACCAGGTGGGGGCACCCGGGGATGGGGCAGGGCCTACGGGGCCGGGAGGGCACGGGGGCCTCCTGGGGTCAGGTCAGAGGAGGTGGCCCAGTGGGCCGGGGTCCGTGAACACGAACGCCTCGTCCATCACGGCGTAGGTGGGGTTCAGGCCCATGACGTAGCGCTGCGGTGCGTGGAAGTACTGCAGCTGCGCGCGGTAGCGGTGGACGCCTTCGGGGTCGCGTCGCACGAGCTGGTTGAAGGCCTTCGTGGTCGTGGTGCGCAGCGGCATGGGTGAGCCTCCTGGCGTGGGTGGTGGCAGTACGGCCCGGCTCCCATCCAGGACGCTGAGGGCCGCTACCCCTCCTCCGTACTGCCACCGGTCGGGGCCGCAGGACCGCCGGGATGTCGTGAACACCCCGCGATGGTCTGCCTACTGGACGCCCACCAGGCGCTGTGTCAGAGCGGCCGGCGGTCCTGCGGGGCTATGGGTGCTGCTCGGGGATGCCGACGAGGCGTAGGGCGCGGCCGCGTGTGGCGCGTTCGGCGCGGGCGACGTCGGTGTGGGTGTAGAGGGGGTGGCCGAGCTCGGTGAGTCCAGCGCGGGTGAGGTGGCCGCGGGATGCCCAGTCGCGGATGGTCGTGGGGCGGATCTCGGCGGCGCCCGCGCTGAAAAACCGGCGGGCCTGGGTGGCGTGTGCGGCTGCCTGGGCGGTGGTGAGGAAGTCGGTGTTCACGGGCCTCCCTCGGGACGCAAGGAAGCCCCTGGCCGGTGGTCAGGGGCTGTATGGGCACACGTGTGGTGGTGGCAGCAGTGTCGCGCTAAACGTGGATCTTGTCCAGCGGCGGTTCGTGCGGGTATGGCGGCGCCCCCGCCGGATGGGGTCGGCGGGGGCGTCTGGCCGGGTGCTACCCGGCGCGCTGCTCTGCCCAGAGGCGTCGGTACTCGTGGTGGGCGTCATCCACGCTGGGGCCGATTACCACCAGCCAGAGGCCGTCAACTCGGGTCACCCAGTGGTGCCGGAGGCGGGTGCCGTTCTCGCCGTCGGGGCTTTCCTCGTGGCCCTGGAAGGAGGGTGTGGGGGTTGCGTCTCGGCCCTCGATGACCCAGTGCGTCAGCTCGTCCATGCCGCCCATCATCCTTTCTTCGGGGCGCTGTTGCTGGTCGTCTCGGCGGCCTGCCGTCAGTGCTCGCGCATGTCGTCCGGCTCTTCGTAGTAGGCCTCGTGCGCGGCGATGATGCCCTCGCAGTAGCAGCGGGGGTCGTTCGGGTCGGTGTGCTGGGGGCACTGGTCGTAGTGCCCGGTGGTGTCGTCGAAGGCGGAGTCCTGCACGCTCATGAGGGTCCCTTCTGGTGGTGGTCGCGTACTACCCGCTCAGGTCAAGAGAGAGCACTGGTGACCAAAAATGGGGCTCGTGGTGTTGGTGTGACGTCGGGGTCTTAGTGGCTGTGCCGGGAGGGGTACCACCAGCCGCACTTCGCGCAGTAGGTGTCGACGCGGAGCGTGGCTGTGATGCGGCGGATGAGTGCCATGGGTCAGGCCCTCTCGTGGTGGACGTGGTGGCGGGCGGGGTTGTCGGGGTCGTCGGTGATCCGGTAGGGGGGTGCGGGAGCGTTGCCCGCGTTGTTGTTGTTGGGCTGACCTGGGACAACAACGCCAACAACAGGGGGCACGGCCCCGGCCGGGGGGAGGGGCGGGAAGTCCTCCTTGTGGACCCCCTCTCGGCCGCCCTTGGGGGGCACCCGTACGCCATCGCGTACGCGCACCTTGTGGTGGGCCAGGAGGGCGCGGACGTGGCGGGTCTCCCAGCGGGTGGCGGGGAGGCCCATGAGGGGGGTGCGGGTGAGGCGGTCGGCGAGGTGGGCGAGGTGGACGCCGGAGCCTTCGGTGTAGGCCTCGTTCAGGAGGACGGCGACGTGGCCGAGGGGGAGCAGCTCGGAGGGGTGCTGGTCGGGCTCCGGTGGTTCCTCGGGCTGCTCCTGGTCGTCGTCCTTGTCGGTGCTCTGCGTCTTCGGCTCGGGCTTGGGCTTCGTCGTGGCGAGGTAGCCGAGGGCGAGCGCGGTGACTACCCAGGCCGCGGCCGCGACGGTGGCGGCGACGGTGGTGTACGGGGTGAACTTCGCGACGCCGAGGACGATCGCGAGCCCGACCCAGCGGAGGAGCGCGGACCCCTCGGCGTCCGCCGGCTCTTTCGTGGCCGTCTTCTTCGGCTCTGGGGGCTGCTCCCCCGAGGCTCCTTCGGGCTCCCCCTTGGCGGCCTCGGGCTGCCCCTTCTTCGGGGCGCTCGGAGGCTCCCCCCTGGCGTTGCAGAGCCAGCGGACGGTGTGGCGGGACAGCTTCGAGGAGCCGATCCACACGGCGGTCCAGAAGCGGATCCACCCCTCCACGTCAGGCTCCGACCATCATGGAGAGGGCGGCGAAGAACTGGCCCGGCACAGCCCAGATGCTGCCGATTCCGGCCATGGGCCAGGTGAACGCGGCGACGAGGGAGAGCACGGCGGCGCGGGCGGGGTTGAGCGGGGCGAAGACCATGAGGACGACGAGGAGGCCGCAGGCTGCGCCGATCCCGACGTCTCCGAACGGGCCGGCCCCGCCGCCGACGCCGATTCCGGTCCAGCCCTGCTCTACGACCTGCTGCGGGCTGTCCCAGATTTTCCCGGCGGCGATGTAGGCGGACCCGGCGACGAACGCAGTGATCCCGGCCCAGAGGGTGTTGAGCTTGCGGGAGCCCTTGCCGATCACGCCGAAGATGAGGATGGCCGTGGCGATGAGGGCGAGGCCTCCGGCGCCGACGTAGTCGAACGTGCCGCCGCTGGTGGCTGCTGCGAGGTACATGACGAGGGGTCTCCTAGACGGTGCCTGGCGCGTAGAGGGCCAGGGCGATGGCGGCGGAGCTGACGGGGATGCGGGCGGCCCAGATGAGGGCGGGGCGCAGTGCCGGGGGCATGTAGGGCAGGCCGGGCAGGTAGGAGGCGACGATCCAGCCGACGAAGCCGATGGCGATGCCGACGGCGGCCCCCTGCTGGCCGGCGTCGACCAGGACGTCGTACATCAGGCCGACGAGGCCGAACACCCACCCGGTGATGCCTGCGGTGAGGTGGTAGGCGACCCAGATCCGGAGGCGGTGGAGGCGCTCGGCGGCGCGCTCGGCGGCCGGGTCCGGGACGAGCCACGGGGGCGCGGCCGCGGGTTCGGGCTGGTTGACGGTGACGTAGAGGCCGGGCGCCATCTCGGTCTCGGGCGGGGCCGGGGCGGGCTCGGGGGCCAGGGTGCGGAACGGGCCGGGGGCGAGCTGCCACCACGGGCGGTGCTGCTCCGGTTCGTCGTCCTCGGGCTCCTGGTCCTCATCGTCCGCGGCGGGGGCGGCGGTGGGCGGGGGGATGTATCGGACCTGGACGAGTGGGGAGGGCTGCTCGGGCTCGGGCGGGGGGCCGTCGACCAGGCGGCGCAGCCTGGACCGCAGCCGCCGCTCGTCGTCGTCCTTCGGCGGCGTACTCATGCTGACTTCCGTTCCATCCGGAGAGTCCGGAGGACGCTCTCCTCCTTGGCGTTCGCGTCGGCGACCTGGCGGACGTAACGGAGGACCTTCTCCGGATCGGAGATGCCGCAGGAGAGGGCCATCCGGACGGCATCCGCGATGGTCATCGGCCCATTCGGCGGAGGCATCGGCGCGTCCTCCGGGTCTTCCGCCTCGTCCTCCGGAGATTCCGGATCGTCCTCCGGAGAGGCTCCGGAGCCTCCGGAGATCGCCGCCCGCTCGGCGGCGACCGCCTGCTCGGCGCGGGTCAGCTCGCGGCGGACGGACACCATCGCGAGACGGCCGCCGGCCTTCGCGCGCTCGGCATCCACCCACTGCTGCGTGAACGCGTCCAACGGCTTCGCGTGGTGGCGCAGCACCACGGTCCACAGGATCTTCGCGAGGCCGGACACCGCGGCGGCGATGAACCCGATCGCGGCGTCGCCGGAGATCCAGCCGTGCGCGCCGACCGCTCCCATCGCGATGCCGAGCGCCACGTACCCGGCGCGGCGTGGGAGGGTGGCGCGCTCCTGGTCGTAGCGGGCGAGCCACTCCAGGGCCATGCAGGAGAGCCACACGAGGTCGAAGACGACGGCGGCGGCGTACGCGGCGGCGGTGAGCGGGACGACGAGGTCGAGGAGGCTGCCGATGCTCGCGGTCGACCAGACGACCGAGGCGACGCCGATGACGGCGGCGGCCGCGGTGACGCCGGTCAGGACGATGCGGTCCCAGTCGCGCGGCGGCAGGGGCACGTCCTCCTTGTAGCGGTCGAGGACGAGGTGAGTGGTGCCGTCGATGGTGTGCGGGACGAGGCGGCTGCGCTCGACGGTGCGAGTGCGGGGCATAGGGGTCTCCGGGAGCGTGGTGCGGCCGGGCGCAGCGGTGCGCCCGGCCGACGGAGTCAGCGGGTGGCGGCGGCGGCGTTGCCTGCGGTGCGGGCGGAGCCGAGCTGGGTGCGGGACTCCCCGGTGGAGGGGAGCGGGGCGCGGCGGGCGGCGGCCAGGCCGGCCTGGTACTGGCGGGCGGCGTCGGCCGGGGTGATCTCTCCGGCGGGCCGGGCCATCAGCCGCGGGCCTTGCGGATGAGCTGCATGCCGTACTCGGCGCGGGTGAGGGGCGCGGTGGGGGTGGGCCAGTCGACGCGCGGCATGTGGCGGAGGAGGAGGCCGGTGGCGGCGACGGCGCGGTGGGTGCCGAGGCCGTGGGTGTCGGCGGCGGCGCGGCCGGCGTACGCGAGGCGGGTGGCCTCCCGCATGACGAGCGTGGGGTTGATCTCGGTGAGGGCGCGGCCGATCGCGGCCATCAGGCTGCGGGTCTCGGCGGTCATCGCGGTACGGGCGCGCTGCAGCGCCTCGTCGGCCTCGGGGCTGGGGGGTGCTGCCAGCGTGGCAGCGGCGCGGCTACGATCGCGCATGGTCGTCTCCTGTCGCATCAGGGGTTGACCGGCCCCGGCCATACGGCGTCTCTAGCGCCGGCCGGGGCCGCTTTCCGTTGCAGGCTCCACCGTAGGGAACCTGCTTTACAGTGTCAACAAGGTTAGGGCAGGATGGTGCCTATGCCGGACGAAAGAGAACCGGACCCGGTGGACGAGGGAGAGCTGGTGAACCTGTCACAGCTGGCGGTGGAGCTCGGCGTCACCCGCCAGTGGCTGCACAAGCTGCGGACGGCGGATCCCGCCTTCCCCGCCTCGAAGCGGCAGCCAGGGTCCACCCGAGAGGTCTGGGACGTGGCCCAGGTCCGCGCTTACTACCGAGGCAGAGAACTGCGCCCGGGCGAGCGGACCGACCTCAAGCCGCCGGCCGCCGACGCGTAACGCACACAGCTGCGCCCCCGCCCATGGGAGTTGGGCGGGGGCGCAGTGCTGTGCGGAGCGTACGACGGTCAGGCCGCGGCCTCCGCCTCGGGCTTGGGCGTGATCATGTTGAGGGTGAGGGCGGCGAGGGCGGGCATGACCTGGGCGCGGTGGGTGGCGTACTCGTCGGGGGTGAGGCGGGCCGGGCACAGGGTGCACGAGATGTGGAGCTCGTCTTCCTTCTCCACCAGCGACCACCCCTGGCACTCGGGGCAAGGGGCGTCCTTGGTGCGAGTGAGGGGCTTGGTGTGGGTGAGGCGCCGGACCCGGTGGAGGAGCTGCTCGACCTGGTCGTAGGCGTCGTCCCACCACGGACGGGTCGCGGCGTACGGGAGGTAGGCGTCCAGCCACCGGCAGAGCCGAGCGACGTCGGCTCCGCCCCGGAGCCCTGGGGCCTCGCAGCGCTCGATGTGGATGGTGCCGTGGGCGTCGACCCGGACGGCGGGGATCTCGGCGGCGAGGTAGCGGGCCCATCCCATGAGCAGGGCGGTCATGGGCACACCGCCGGTCTGGTCGCCGTGCGGGTCGGCCAGGAGGACGGGCGCCCCGGGGCCGAGGAGGTCCAGGACGTCGACGCGTACGGGGAGCGGGGCGTGGGCGCGGCCGGTGCCGCCGCGCTGGGCGGGGCCGGTGTCCGGGCGCAGCATGTCCTGCAGGAGCGGGAGGTGGCGGGGGAGCTCCCGGAGCCAGGTGTGGAGGCGGTACTCGCAGGCCTCGCAGCCCGTGCGCGGGGAGTCGTCGGGCAGGCGGGCGAAGCAGGAGAGGCAGATGTCGTTCATGAGCAGGCTCCGGGTGGTGCGGTGGGATCAGATGTGGGGGCCGGTGCGGCGGCCAGAGCGTTGGGTCATCGGGATGCCCCTCGGGCGCGGCGGGCGGCTCTCTCACGGGCGGACGCGGCTGAAGCCTCGGCCTTGCACTTGGCGCACCGGCAGTTCCAGTTGCGGTAGCCGTTGACGCCGTGCACGAAGGTCGCGGTGTCCCGGCGGGCCACCCGGCCGCGCCGGCCCTCTACGTGCCGGGCGTTGTGCGCGGCGACGCACACCGTGCACCGGCAGCCGCGCTTCTGGTACTGCGCGACGCTGCCGCACCCCGCGGACGGTGCGGGCCGCTGCCAAAGGCTCGGGATGTCGTGACGCTGCCGGATCCGCAGGACAGTGCGGGGGTGGACACCGAGCTCCTCGGCGATGACGGTGTCCGCGATACCTTGGCCGGCCCTCTCGCGAACGACGGCCAGCTGCTTCTCCCGCTTCTCCTTCGTCACGGCGCTCACTGCTGCGCCCCGGTGCAGCGGTCCGGGGTGTGGAGGTCGCCGCGGGTGAGCCAGCCGCGCTCGCAGCACCACCCGGCCCACGGTTCGGTCCACGTGTCCGGGGTGAGGTGGGCGAGCTCCCGCTCCTGCTCCGCCTGGTGGCGGCTGATGGTCTGCCGGATCCGGGCGCAGCCGAGGAGGCAGAAACAGGTGAGGTACAGGGAGCCGGCGGCGCCGATCCAGATACCGGCCTGCAGCCAGGCGACGCCAGCGCCGAAGAAGCCGAGCGCGCCGAGGGCCAGGGCGATGTAGCGGAGACGGGCGGAGATCACTGGCCACCGTCCGCTGAACCGTCGTGCCCGAAGAGGCTCAGTGAGCTGGCGAGCGCGCGGTTGGACCAGAGCACTTCGGTCCGGCCCTTCGTGCCCGCGCGCCCATTGCCGGTCATGGTCTGCTGATCGACCCGGTGCCATCCGACGTACAGCTCGTCGTACAGCGGGCTGTCGTACCCGGAGAGGACGACCGCGGCCCTGCAGTCGGCGAGCGCGGCCGCGAGCTCGCGGTGCTCCTGCTCCGTCTTCATCTCCACGCCGTACCGGGAGTTCGCGTCCCCGCGGGTGGAGCTGAGGTACGGCGGATCGACGTACAGCAGGACGTCGGAGGCGGACCCGTACTTGCCGATGATCGTCAAGGCGGGCAGGCATTCGAGGCTGACGTCTGCGAGCCGCGCGGCGGCCGGAAGGAGCCGGGACCGGTACGCCTCGAGGTAGCCGGGCATGCCGATGCTCGAACCGGATGACGCGGTGTAGTGCCGCCAGCCGGTCCGGCGCATCATCCCGCCGCGTCCCTGGGAGAGCCGCACCCACACGCGCCGGGCCCGCTCCACCTCGTCCGTGGTCGGGTCCCACGCTGCTGTGAGCTCGGCCCGGGCATGGGGGGTGAGGTCGCAGGCGCGCACCAGGTCCTCTGGGCGCTCGCGCAGGACCCGCCAGAAGTTCATGAGGTCGCCGTCGAGATCGTTCACGGTCTCCATCACGGCCGGCCTTTTCGCGAGGAGGACGGAGAGGCCACCGCAGTAGGGCTCTACGTAGTGCCGGTGCGGGGGTAGCAGCGACGTGATCCAGGGGGCCGTGCGCCCCTTGGCGCCGAAGTACGGGACAGGCGACTTCACTGCTTCCTCTTTTCGGTGGTGGGCTGAGAGGGCGGGGTGCTGCTCTCGGCGCGGTCGCGGAGTTCGGCGGTGGTGCCGCACGTCCAGTCGGCGAGGGCGTCGGCGAGGGCTTGGCGGTGGGCGGCGGCGTGCGGGTTCGGGTGGGGGCACGGGCCCGGGCGGCGGCCGCCGTACGTTCCGGTGGGCCACTCCTCGTCCAGGACCGCGGCCACGTCCCGCGCGGCGACCACCGCCCTGTTCACCGCTGCCACGGGACCGGCCTCACGCCCGACGTCGACCGCTGCCCACCACCGCCGCTGCGCCTCGGCGGCGGGAAGGCGCAGGTGGCGAAGTGTGGCGTGGCCTGCCACTCCCCGGCCTTGATGTCCGGGCGGGCGGCGGTGATCGTGCGGACGTACAAGACACCGTCGGCGCCCTGCATCACGGCGACGTTTCCCGTCTCGTCCGGAGCGGCGTTGACGGGCTGGCGCCGCCCGTTGGCCGTGGTGAGGCACCAGACGATCGGGTCCTGGCAGCGGCGGCAGCGGATGACGTGGTGACTGGCGGGCTTCATGCGGGTGTCCCTCCGTCGTGCTCTGGGTCGGTGAGGTGGGGCAGGACGAGGGCCCTGCCGTAGAGGTCGATGGCGGCCGCGGCTCCGAGGTCGGCGAGCGCCTGGCGGACGGCGGCCGGGGTGGCCGCCTGGCGCAGCTGCTTCCGCTCGGCCGGGGTCGGCGCCGGGCCGGGGTCCGGTGGCGGGGGCATCGGGAGCCACGTCGTCGGCGGCCGCGCCGGGGCCGGCGGACTGGGCTCGGGCTGCGGGGCGGACGGCTGCTCGGGGGCCAGGTGCTCGGCCTCGGCGGCGGCGATGTCGGCGCAGAGGTGGCAGCGCTCACCGGTGTGCCAGGTGGTGCCGGACTCGCAGCCGTCCAGTCGGCAGCCGCGCCGTACGAGGCCGGAGCCGAGGACCCACCGGCCGACGTCGCCGCGCCGGGGGTCCTCGGTGGAGGCCCAGCGGGCGGTGAGGCGGGCGGCGAGGCGCTCCATCCCGGCCCCGGCGGCGAGCTGGCGGCCGATCTCGGCGTCGATCCGCCGGAGCAAGAACGGGCGGACGGAGGGGAGTTCGCGGCGTACGGGCTCGAGGACCTCCCAGGCACGGCGGGTCAGGTCCCCGCGCTCCTCGGCGTTCCGTGGCCCGCTCGTGTTGCTGCGCTTTTCGCCGTGACCCGGGCCCCTACTACCTGTAGGTCGCCTACGGCGGATCCCACCACCAACCCCCGTCCTCGTCACCGGTCGGTCAGTCTGCTGGTCTTCCCTAGACGCGAGGGATCCGGCTTGATCGTCCGCACCGGATCCGTCATGAATGTCAGGAGCGGCGGCCGGGGCCAGGGGGGCGGGGTGGAGCGGGTGGCGGTGGGCCTCGTAGGCGTGGCGGCCCTGCAGGCCCTGGCGGGCGTGCACGGTGATCCACCCGGTGGCGGCGAGCTCCTCGAGGAGGCGGGCGGCCTGGCGGGCGCCGAGGTGCTGGCCGGCCTTCGCGCCGGTGTGGTGGTAGAGCATGCCGCCGAGGTCCCCGACCGCGAGCGGCACGTTGCGGGCCTCGGCGTAGGCGATGAGGGCGTAGAGGCGCAGCAGGCGCGGTGACAGGGCATCGGCGGCGCGTACGGGGATCCAGACGAAGTGCTCTGTCTCCGAGGCCTTGCGGACGACGCGGTGGGCGGACTGGCCGCGGCCGCCGCGCAGGGTGCGCCGGGTGGTGACGACCTCGGTCAGGCCGTCGACCTCGTCGGGGCGGGCCAGGTCCTTGAGGCCGCGCTCCGTGACGGACTTGGACAGGCCGAGGTACTCGGCGAGGACGGACACCTTGGCGGTGCAGCCCTCGGGGCGCATGGCGAGCGCTGCGACCTTGATGTAGACGCTCAGGGCCGCATCGCGGTACTGAGCGCCTACAACGATGCGCAGGGGAACGCGTACACGGAGACCGCCGCCGGCGCGTGGCCGTGCACCGGCGGCCGCGTGGGGCGGCTCCGGGCACGGCACGGCAACAGCGGGGGCTGCTGCGTACGCGACGGCGGCGGTCAACGGTGCTCCAGGGAGGGGGAGTTACTGGGTGGGCTGGTCGTTCTGCGCGGCGGCGGCGGCGCGGGCGAGCGCGAGCTCGGTGAGGGCGCTCTGGCGCAGGTGGCGGGCCATGACGGCGGTGGGGACGGTGAGGTAGAAGTCCGCGGTCTCGTACCGGTCGGTGGGCCGGGTCTGGCGGATGAAGTGGCGCTGGCGCAGGACGGTGAGCGCCACCCGGATCTGTTTCACGTGCAGGCCGGTCTCGTGCTGCAGGCCCAGGAGGCGCGGCTGCTGGGCGATCTGGCCGCCGGCGTCCGCGTGGGTGGCGAGTGCGATCCCGACGAACCGCGCGTTCGTCGGCATGTTGGAGTGGAGGACGGTCTCCTCCCACATCGCCCGAAGAGACCGGCCGCCCGGGATCGTGGCGGGGGCGAGCAGCTGGCGATCGGAGGCCGAGGCGGTGGCCCGGGGCGGCATGAGTGCAGGGGTGGGGCGAGGCGTCGTCATGGCGGCGGCTCCTGTTCTCCGGGGTCGGGCAGGTTGGTGGCGGGGTTGCGGTCGGGGTGGTTGAGGTAGGAGCCGGGCGGCCAGCCCGGGCCCGGCGGGGGCTCGGGCAGGCCGCGCAGCGCGTTGGGGGTGTGCCGGTCGCACTTCCAGCCGGTGACGTACCGGCGGGGGTAGAGCAGCCCGTGCGGTGCCCCCAGGTCGTTGCACGGGTGGGTGAACCCGCTCACGAAGCAGGGGAGTTGAGCTCGCCGCAGTGGGTGCAGCGCAGGCCCTCGTCCGTGCGGTCGTGCGGCCACTCCATGTGTCCGCAGCGCGGCCGGTGGCACGCCATGTAGAGGCGGGTCTGGGCCGGGCTGTCCGGCTGCAGGTCCGGGGTGGTGCTGCGTGCGGGGGCGAGCGCGACGTGCAGGCAGCGCATCGCGACGGCCAGGAGGACCGCCAGGAACGCGAACGACAGCTCGGACATGGGTTTCCCCTTCGGGGCGGTACGAGTGCGGGTCAGGTAGTCCACGACCTGGCCGACGGCGACGAGGGCGCCGACGGCCAGGCCGAGACCGATGAGGGCGTAGAGGACCGTGGTGGCGGTCACGGCCGGGAGGCTGCCGGGGCAGGGGTGGACTCGCCGGAGGAACCGGTGTCCTTCCCCTGCGCAGCAATCCACTTGGCGGCGGCCGTGAAGGAGCTCAGCGCCTCCGCCCTGCGGGCCCAGCGGACCGGGCCGAATCCGTACTCGCCGTGCGGGGTCGGAATCGCGGTGGCCGCCCACTTCACACCGCGGCGAGGGCCGCGGGCCTTGAAGACGGCGCCGATGACGGTGTCGGCGGTGACACGGTCGACCCGGGTGCGGGTGACGAGGTAGCCCTCCGGCTCGCTGTCCTCACCGTTGCCCCAGCCGTGCAGGAGCGGCTCGCCCGGGTACAGGAAGACACCGCCGGCCTTCACCGGCGGGCACCCGTACCCGATGGCCTTCGTGCTCCTCGTCCGCAGCCCGCCGGCCTCGCCGGACATGATGTGGACGATGCCGCAGGAGACGCAGACGATCCGCACGCTGGTCTTCTCGTACCGGTCGGAGTGGTAGCACTCCGGGGTGGGGCAGGTGTGAGGCGTGCCGTGGGTGACGCTGCGGTACACGTCCTGCTCGGTGCGCACGTCGACCGTCCAGGACGGCTTCGCGCAGCCAGGGCGGTGCTCGAGCGGGTCCCACGCCAGGTAGGTGTTCAGCAGCTGCGTCATCCCTCCACCGCCGTGGGGGCGTCGGTGGGGTTGGTGGTCCAGACGTGGACGTCGACTCCGTGGACCGAGGCGACGGCCTTGTAGGTGGTGCCGCTCACCCCCTGGGTCTCGGTGACGTGGACGTCGTACTCGGCGGCGATCTCCAGGACCGGCTTGAGCAGCAGGTAGCCGATCTCCGCGACGTACGCGCCGTCGCGGCGCCACGTCTTCTGTCCGGTGAAGAACGGGTCGAAGGCCGTCGTGCTGATCGTCGCCCAGGTGGCGTTCATCGCCTGCTGCAGGTCCGCGCGGGAGCCGGGCTCCGGGGCGGGCGGGGCGGTGGTGGCGATAGTCTCGGTGGACACAGTTACCTCTCAGTTGCGTTGAGATGTGCTGGTGGAGGGGTCGCCTATGGACCAGGCCCGGTCCGGGGCGGCCCCGACGGTTTTCGTGGGTCAGTTGGTCTCGAGCAGGTGGACCAGCGACGCGGTAACGACACGTCGGGACGTGCCGAAGGAGAGGGTGCGCACCGGCGCCTCTCCCCGCTTCACCAAGTCGTGCAAGTGGGACTTGCTCACGCCGAGCGCCCTAGCGGCCTCGGGAACAGACACAGTCGCCGGCCACTCCCTCACCTCGGCGAGCGTCGGCCCTACCGTCGCCGTGCTCATGCCGTCGCCGTTTCAGCGACAGGGGGCATGAGGTCCGCGACCTCGCATTCGAGCGCGATAGCGAGTCGGCCCAGCATCGGGGCGGAGGCGCCAGCAATGCCCCGCTCGACGCCGGAGATGTGGCTCTTGGTGACTCCGGCCAGCTTCGCCAGCCCTTCCTGCGTGAGCCCTGCCTCTATCCGGCGCCGCCGGATCTGCGCGGGGTCCTGGTAATGAGCTCTCATGGCCGACACAGTAGCCATAAGTACAAGTAAGTACAAGAAAGAATGAGCCTTAGGTTGCCCTAATCCGGTGTTGTCTATCGCCTGGCGCACTGGTGTCATAAAGTTCAGCGAAGTTCGATCCGACCGACCCTGTGCCCAGAGAGGACCCCGTGGTGAGCGCGCCCCCACCCGCACCACCGCCCGAGGCCGAGCTCATCCGTGTAGCCCGACTGGCCAGGGGCCTCAGCCCGGAGACCGCCGCAGACCGCACGCCCGTGCGCTTGAGGGGCGGACGGTGGCGCCACATCGAGCAGGGATACACGCGGCGCACTCCGTTCACGCCCACCACCGCGCCGGCCAAGACGCTGGCCCACATGGCCAACACCGTGGGCCTTCAGCCGGAGCAGCTGGCCGACGTAGGCCGGGTAGACGCGGCGGAGATCCTCCGGGAGATCAGGCGCCAGGAGGCGGCCGAGGAACAGCTGGCACCGGGGCCGACGGACCCGCGCGTGCAGATGGCGGTGGACATCCTCTTGGACCTGCCGCCCCGCGTGCGGGAGGAGGCTCTGCGTCGGCTCGGCCCGGAGCATCGGCGGCGGATCGAGGAGGGTTAACGGCCACCCGGAGTCCCCGTGGCCTCACGCGAACACGCGCGGCTGCGGGGGCTTCGCCATATACGGACCGGGGCGATGGTCGCCCCGGCCGACGGGAGGGAAACATGCCAGAGATCAAAAAGGTGACGGCGAGGGGGAAGGTCCGCTACCGGTTCGTGGTCGACATCGGGGCGGACCCAGTCACCAAGAAGCGCCGCCAGCTCACGGTGACGAAGGACACCCTGACAGAGGCCAAGGGTGAGCTGGCGCGGATTCAGCATCAGCAGGCGACGGGCCGATTCGTCGCGCCGTCGAAGATGACGGTGGAGGAGCTGGTTGAAGCGTGGCTGGCCCTTGTGCGGCCTGACGTGGAGATGAAGACGGCGCGGTCGTACGAGGACGCGATGGCGTACGTCAAGACGCAGCTCGGCGCGAAGCCTGTGCAGCAGCTCGCCGAGGAAGACGTGATCGACATGATCACGTGGATGCTGACGAGCGCCCGCCGGATCGGAGGAAAGCCCGGAACGGGGCTGAGCGCCAGGACCGTGTCGCTCACCCTGGGGCGGCTGCGGGCTGTGCTCGCCCTCGGGATCCGCCGCGGCGTTCTGGAGCGGAACGTCGCCGAGTACGTCACGGTGCCGAAGGCGGCCCGTAACGCAGCCCGCGCGAAGAAGCGCGAGCAGCAGCCCTGGGACGAGGACGAGGTCCGGCAGTTCCTGGCTGGCATTCGGGATGTTCGGGAGTATGGCGGGTGGATGCTCACCCTGATCGCGGAGCGGCCGGCCGAGGTCTGTGGTGCCCGCTGGGAAGAGGACATCGACCTGGTGAAGGGCACGACCTCGATCGGGAACACGCGGACGCTGACCTACGATCCGAAGCGCCCCCGCGGCGAGCGGTCCGTGGTGGTGGAGAAGAGCACGAAGACACTGGCTGGGGAGCGTGCGCTGCCTCTGCCCCTCCCTACCTGGGTCGGGCTGAAAGATTTCCGCATCGCGCAGGTAGCTGAGCGCCTCGCAGCTGGCGAGGCGTACCACAACTCCGGCTACGTGATGGTGGACAAGCTAGGGCGGCCGTGGAAGACGGACAAGCTACGGCGCGAGGCGTACAAGCTGATGGACCAGATCGGAGTGCGGCGCATCACGATCTACCTGGCTCGCCATGCGGTCCTGTCCTGGATGGCGAACAACGGCGTGCCGGACACAGTCGTGTCCGCGTGGGCCGGCCACTCGGACCTGTCGTTCACCAAGCGGATCTACGTGCACCCTGACCCGCAGTCACTACGCGTCGGCAGCGACAAGTTGAATGAGCTGCTGGGCTGA